GCGACTCTTTGCACAGCGGGTCTGTCCTCAATTTGTTCAGCATTATCTGACTGTAAGCCAGGATAAACTTTATAAATTCTATTATTTAACTCATTATAATATTCATCTGAGTCTGGTTCAAAACCTTCATTGACTAGATTAATGTGTGTGTATTGTGCATACTGAGTAGCCTCAGCATTTTCACCAAACCATGAATTTTTCGATTTCCACTCTAAGGCCTCTTGTGTTGGTTGCACATTTTGAACTTGTTGCGGCTCTTGATATGTTTGTTGTTGTGGTTGTTGATATTGTGCATTTGCCTCTGTTTGTTTTTGCCTAGCAATACGCACTTTTTCTTTTTGTATGGCTACTTCATTTTTTAAACTATCTGCTTTAGATATTAAATCAGCGTCTCCCGATTGATGTGCTTTTTTATAAAGCTCAGTAGCCTCACGCTCTTTAATTTGTACTGTCTCTTCTTCTTTATCCAACAAATTTTGTTGATATTGAACAGCTGCGCTGTAATATTGTTGCACTTGTTGATCTTTTTGTGCTAATTGTGCTTCTAATGCAGCAGCTTTTTCCTCGGCTGCTCTATTTCTTGCATTTAATTTGTTAATTCTTTTAGAAACACTTTTTGTGTAATTTTCTAATTCGTCCTCGTTTGATGGTTCAGCACTTGCACCTACTTGATTTTCAGATTCAGTTACCTCTACCTCTATTTCAGCAACCTCTGGTTGCGTTTGATTTTGTTCATTTTCTATCGTCATAAGCTCACTATATCATCTGGATTAAGAATTGTGGCTATTACTTCATCATCGTTGATGATTCTTACCTCTGCACCGTCCTCAAGTTTAAATCTCGAACCAGAGTAGCGTCCGATTAATACCCACTGCTTTTCTTCGCACCAGGGGGTTTCTCCATACCTAGATTTATCGTTATAGCATAGTGGTCCTTTTTTTACCACGTAAGCTACAACGGTTGCTAGCGCCTCACGATCTGTTGTTTGTTTTGTTAAAACTATGCCTCCATCTGTTTTTGCCTTACCTGCATAAGGTAAAACTAACATTCTCCAACCTGTTGGCTGTGGCATCCTTTCAAGTAATGATTTATCTAATTTTTCTGGATCTAGAACCAAAGTATTTGGATCTACATAAGCTTCAGCTATTTTTTTGTTTGTTGCGTTACTTTCTGTCGCTGCTGTCATATATCTTTTCCCATATCACTTATTGCGTTTGCAATATAGTATAAAGCAGAAAGCTCTCCTTGCAAATATTTATAATGTTCAATATCTTTTAGTCCTCCAGACATCAAAGTTTCTTGTATCTGTTGTTCTCGTTCGGATATAGTTCTCTTAATTTTATCGATTACTTCTATTTCGTCCATAAATTAAGATTTTTTCGGTCTACCTCTTTTTTTTGCCGCTGGTTTTTTTGTTGTTTTGGTTGTGGTTTTTTTCGTGGTTTTTTTTGGTTTAACCTCTTCAACCACGTCGCCATTTATTTTAGCCATCTTTTTTTCAATTCTAGCCATGTTTTCTTGATGTGCTTTTTCTGCTGCCTCAAGTGCAGCCTTTTGCTCTTTAGCCTCTTGTTCTCTTAAAATCTTTTTTTCTGCTTTGAGTTTTTTTTGTGCCTCTCGTATGTAAGATGTTGTCATATCAATCCCCTAAGTTTGTTTTCAAGTTCTAGTAGTTTCAGATCAGCATTTTGCTTTAGTCTGTTCACCGCTACTTCAAGTTTATCATCTGCTATTTGTTTTTGCACATCAATTCTTTGTTGTTGTATTTGGCTATCTGTCATTTTTTCTTGTGCCCTTTGTGCTTGTTTTGCTACAAATTGGTCGGATTCCATGTCTAATTCTTTATCTCTTAAATCTAACTCACGTTTTCTTATATCTACTAATGGGTCGTCACCTCCACCCATACCTATAGATTGTAAAAACTCACCAGCTAACTGTGCCATAATTTGTGAGCTGAACTGCTCTATTATCATCTGTATTTGTTGTTGTATAGCAGCAGCCTCTTGTGGTGAAACCTGTTGCATTTGTGCTTGTATTTGTTGTATTTGTTGTTGCATTTCTGGTGGCATCTGTTCTTGAGCTATTTGTGCTGCTAAAAATTGTAAATGTTGCATACAGTGACTAATAATTAAGGCTTGTACCTGCGGACTTTCTTTAACTATTTGTGTCAAAAATAGACTTTTGTGCGCCTCTAAATGTGCTTGGTGGTTTTGTTCTGGAAAAGCCTGTGCTGGTTGGCCTAGTAATAGACCAGCGTTTTCTTGTCCTGCATCTACTGGTTTTGGTGTCATATCTGGTGGGGGTTGTAACAAAGAGTCAACATTATCTACACCTAAAGCGGCATACATGCGTTTATAGGCCTCGTAAATACCCATAGGACCATGTATTTCTGGATTAGATTGCACCATCTGCAACAATTCTTGTGCTAATGTAACTCTTTGACTTTGCGAAAATATATTAGGATCTGACACTGGAATTATGTCAACACGATCGTCGAAGTCTATTTGTTTTACCTCTTGCGGACCAGAGCCAACTTGGTAATTGTAAACTGGTGGCAAATATTCACTAAAAACCTTTGCAAGCAAACCAAACTCTATTCTTTGTGCGTAATGCAATCTTTTGTGTATCGCACTCATAACTTTTGTGCCACGTTCAAGTAAAGCAACAGTTGTCCCAACAGGCATGGCTGCGTTCATATCACCTACATTCATATCTGCTATGGCGGCGAATCTTTTACCAGAATCGACCAAGATGCCTAAAAGCTGCATAAGTACATTGCTTGGTTCTTTAATAGGAAGAGGTATTAAGTTTTCTCGCAAAGATCCGCCTGTAGTATCAATGTCTCTAAATTCACCTGGTTGCAAAGGATCATCTTCGTCCCTTATACGCATGCCTCTAGCTTTGAAACCAGCTGGTAAATTAGCTAGCGTGCCTGCATCTATTAGTTGTCTTAGTATGCTAGTGCTTGCCTTTGACAATCCACCAATCATGTGTGACAGGCCAAGTCCATAAAAACCTAACCCAGGTAAAAATTTGTATTGAACAAAATAATTGATTTTATTTTTAAGTAAATCGTTTTCTCTAAAGTTTCTTCTAATTGATAATATTTTTTGAGAGTCCTCTTCTATTGTCACAATGTATGGTAGTTTTAAACCTGTAGGCATGCCTTGTTGATCTAAGTCCTCAAAACCCTCAATATCTAACACCGTATGTACCTCATATACGGTTCTATTTCTATTTTCTTTGTAAGTTGGTGATATGCCCTGTATATCATCTATAGCCTCAGTAATATCATCTAAATCCTCGCTATAACTACCGCTGCCTATATCCACGTTGGCATAGAACCCACTTACTTGTTGTTTCTTTATTTCATTTGCAGACATGCTGATTGAATGTGTAATTCTCTCTGCTGAACTAATATCAGTTGCCTCATAAGGCACTATGAGATCTTCTGGTGCTATAAACTTGGCTACTGCTCTATTTAAAACAAAATCGAAATATACTTTTTTAAAACAAGAACCAGCTAAAGGTAAATAAAATAACATTTGATCTAACTCTGGGTCATACTCGTCCATTTCGTTCATAATGTAATAATTCATAAACTCTTGAACGCGCTCTGCTTGATCTTCGGTTTGTATAGTTCTAGCACCAACAATTTCTGTTTTAACAGGTCCTTTTGCTGGTAACATTTCTTTATATGCTTGTGCTTGGAACTGAGTCACAGCCTCAGCTAAGATTGGATGCACGACACCAGAGCTACCTTCAAAAGGTTGTGATCTTGTATCGTCAAACTTCATACCCAAATATTTTAGTCCGTCGGTATAAGTTTTTTCCCACTCAGATCTAGACTCTTTATCGCTTTGTATTGAGTCTAGTAAATCGTTTGATATTTTTTCTAATGTGTTTTGGTTTATGAAATCAACCAAGTTTGCATCGAAACTCATTTGTGGTTGAGCTGGCGCTACTATTTCATCATCTAAAAAAACTTGTTCGTTGTCTACTAAAACCTGCGCAGCTGCTTGTATTTGTTCGTCTCTTGTAGTGTCTGGAACTATATTGACAGCAGATCCTTGTACTTTTACATCTGGGTCATTTTCTGTTCCTAATTTTTCTATAGCCATAATTAATGTATTACCCTATTGCGTGGATCTTCTGTGAGATCAATCTCAGTTCCTATAATAGCCTCTAATTCACCATCAAGCAAAAGGCCATGGTATTCTGCGATAAGTTTTGCGTGTTCTAGATTAGGTGCATGAATTAGCGGTCCCATGTATTCAGTGCCATCCCAAATAAACCTAGTGGCAAAAGTTTTCAATAATATACTGTCCTGTTCTTTTTTAATAATTTAACCTCGTCTTGATAATCTTCGTAAAGAGATATAAAACCACCTTGTCTAAATCTCATCAAAGCCATTGTAGCACTATCGCAGTAGTCGTCATAATCACCAAACGGAAACGATGCCATTTCTTCAATTACTTCTTCTGCAAAATCATCTTCTGGTGCCCACACCATGCCAGATTCAAATATAGGAGCAACACTGTTCATACGTGCTACTTTGTCTTGTCCTCTGCTAGGCGAATAAGATGTAACAGGTATGCCCATACGTCTCAGCTCATGCATCAAGGGTGTTCCAGATGCTTTAGCCTCAATAAGTACGCAATCTGGTTCCCAGTATCTATATTCTTCCAGCGCAAGTTTTTTCAGTTCTGGAAAGTCACATCTAGCTCTTTTTGCGTCTAATAATATTATTTCATCATTATTTTCATCGCCGCGATTAAATATTGCCCATGTAGTAATCGCAGAATAGTCAGCTGTTTCTTTTTTTGAAAAGGCTGTATCGTAACTTTGTATGACATAACTGTAAGCTGGCACATCTTCATCCTCCCAGCGATTCCACCACTCTCTTTTAACTATAGAGCCTTCCTCTGCTGTTGGGTTTTGCATCCATTGACTGTTCCATTTAGATATGGGTAAAGACGCCTTCACGCCTAACAATTCATCTTTTTTCCAAAACTCTGGCCACAAAGGCTTTTCACTGTCTGGCATAATCGCAGGAAACTCTACTAACTCCCATTGATCTGCATTTTCATCGCCTTGTTTGTTTAAAACCTTGCCAACCAAGTCTTTTGTACTCCATCTAGTCATTACTATGACTATTATTCCACCAGGTTGTAAACGTTGACGTGGACCAGATGTGTACCATTCGTAAGCAGATTCTAAGGCTTTTGGTGACAAAGCATCTTGTTCTGAGTGTGGATCATCAATAATTAGTAAATCAGCACCACGACCTGTAATAGCACCGCCTACACCAGCTGCAAAGAACTCACCATCTTGGTTGCTCGTCCAACGTCCAGCTGATTTGTTGTCAGCTTGTAATTTAAGATCTGGAAATATATGTTGATATTCTTCACTATCAATAATATTTCTTACTTTACGACCAAACCTAACTGCTAACTCAGCTGTGTGAGTGGTTTGTATTATTTTAAGATTACCTCTTCTACCCATCATCCAAGCAGGAAAAAAGGTTGATGCAAACTCAGACTTGGAGTGTCTCGGTGGCAAACAGACAATTAATCTTTTTAGTTTGCCGTCTGCTATTTTATTAAATTTATCAGATATGATTTTATGATGTCTGCCTTCAATAAACTCTGGCCACATGTGTTTAATAAAACCCATAAAATCTTTTTGACAACCATCTTGTTTTTCTAGTTGATCGTATCTTTGTAGCAAAGCTACTGCCTCAGCTTTATCTTGCTCAGATAATATATCAAAATCTTTGAATGATATATCGCTCATAAGCGAGCTGAGAAACAAGGTAGCGACGATATATTATGTAACCCAGCTCTAAGCGTAAAACGCCTAGTTGTAGTATTACATAACACTATACTTCGTGCCATTCCTTACCCTCGAATAGTAAAGCCTCTGCCTCTCTTCGTCTAACCAAGCCCTCGTTTACCTTGCCATTAACTTTATTCCACCGTTGAATTTGATGAGGTATATCTGCCCAATCAATATGAGTGCTGTTCAGAATTTTTAAAAGCGAAGAATTTTTAAGGTTTGTAGGGCCGAGATTAAAAACCCACGATACCATCGCGTCAAATTGGTTTTGTGTTAGGTTACATTCTACCATTTCATTTATATATCCTTCATATTCTGTTAATTCATGCGCTAACAATTCTTCTGCCTCTTGCATAGTTATGGTCATATCATCTTCAACTGGACTACCGTCTATCAGTTTTAAGGAACCAAACCCTATAGTTTTTTTATTAGCGGCGCATCTATAAGATACAGCATCGCCTTTTGAATTTTTTGGACAACCTTCAAATTTTTTTATTAGAGCAATGCCCTCCTGTGATATTTGCATATTATTCTCCCCATTTTTTGACTTTTGTTCCGCCGAAGTAATCGACGGCCAAATTTTCTTTTTTAAGTAATTCTGCCACATTTCCTTTCTCGCAAAATATATCTCCCAGC